TGTATTTACACCATGGTTTTTACCATGCAGAGTTAATTGCTCTGTTTAGGTATAGGCGCATCCTTCCGGATGCTTCTCTTAACAGATGGTAAGGGCCTGGGTCGTACCCAAGCTACCCCGTCGTTAGCACCTGCGGTGATCATATGTCAGAGTCTACCTCTAAAGTAAATCAGTACACCTATGCATGCAAGATGGGCTCCAGTTTTAATAACTGGGACCCACCAGGCGTGGAAGGTGCTCTGGGCGGTGAAGCAACTTCTCACGATACACCTTTTTGGGGTATATCGACAAGTGGCGGCTTCAAGAACCCATATTGGAGAGACCAAATTCGACATGGCCAGGATGCTACCACCAGTTTTTCTGGTGTTAAGTATTCTGGAAATGCTGACTGGTTTACTTCAACTTGGCGCTATACTTATGAGCCAAACACTGCATATGAGAATATGTCAACGTCTTCTGGTAGGAAGGGTGAATCGGGTGGTTTTATTAACTATCCGTTTTATCCAACCGCCTTTGGCGCTGACGGTTCTGCAGTTGCCCGTGCTCGTAACCGTGCTATTGCAACCTTCTTATCCTCATGTGAATCTGCCCGTTCTTCTTTCGAAGCCGGACAGGATCTCGGTGAGTATAAGGAGACCTTGCATGCCATCCATAAGCCTCTAAACTCTCTTTCACAGAAGCTCTCCTCTTACGCCAATGCATTAACGAAAGCAAAGGGTAAGTATAAAGGGAGTGTTCCCTCTCTGAAGAAAGTATTGGCTGATACTTATCTCGAATTCAGATTCGGCTGGGATCCACTTGCCGCTGACGTTGCAACAGCTATTGCTGATGCCGGTCGTTACCGGTTTTCAACAATTCCTGTTCACGGCTCCGGTTATGTGGTTACAGCTGCTGATTCCAGGGAATACCCAGTTTCTGCTGGTGCTTATGTCCTTGGAGGTGCCACATGTAAAGCTCAAACGAGAACGAGCTATTCATGTCGCATTAGAGGTAGTATCAGGAGTGGTTCAAATGGTTCTGGGCAGATTAGTAAGCAG